CTGTGCATACGATAGAAAACTCTGCAACAGAAACCATAGTATTCAGTTTACAGAGCATTACTTCTCCGCCGCAATGCGGGCAGTTCTTTAGCTTAAGCATGATTGCCCCCCTCCCCGTCGTGGATGGAACCGATGACTTCCCAATTACCGCCGTGAATGCAATATCCGCTTGTGTACGGTTCTCCCAAAAAACCCTTTTCTATGTCATCTTCCCATACAACTGGTTCGTCATAAACTTTATGCTTTCCGTAGTAATCGGTTTCTCGTCTTACAACATCCCCATCAAAAATCTTCTTCCCGTTCTTGTCGGTCAGACCGGTGTACTGGCAGACCGTGGAGGGGTCGACCTCGTACTTGTTTAGGACATCTGGAATATAGTCCTCGCAACAGATAAATGCTGTGCCGTCCTTGTATGTAATCAGACTTCCTTCCACCCACGCACCATTATCCAGCCGCTTGGCTTTGAAAAGGATTTCTCTCATTGGGCACCTCCGATGATCTCGTCAAGGGTGACGGTTTCGTCGGGACGGAGAGAGGGGAACATCCCTTTCTCCAGGCCAACAAAGAACCACCCATTATTATCTCGCATAGGGCAATCTACCATTGCAGGCCGCCCCAGTTCGTCTTTTTGGATATGTGTAAAATTTGGAAATGTTCCAGAACAGAACATCCTCTTGATATTCTTTGCGTCCTCCACCTCCTGCTGCGTCCAGCGGGGCTTGCGGATGATGCGGTCGGGGTAGTTGATAAGGTCTAATGCAATGCAGTCTTGAACGTCCCCATCTTTGTCTTCTATGAGCCCTTCCGGGGTAATGTGATATGGATTGCAGTACGAATCTGCAATGTAGAATTGTTCTCCCACATCGAACCCCAGCACCTCACAAATTCTCGGCTTGTCCATGTTGGCCTCCTTCCTTTTCACCCAATTTTTGCACCCTTCCTGTGGGTCAAAGTCCTTCTCAATTTCACACCCAATGCAGTTAAAACAAGTGCGTGGTTCATCATCCTCCACCACCTCATAGCCCATCAGGCGAGCGGCTTCGTGAGGGTTGGCTCTTACGTATTCATGACACGGCCTCTTTGTCCCTGCGTATTGCTGCACGGGTTCCCGAAGCTCGCAATAGTCGCAATCTTTTTTGCTATCGCAAAACTGCTCTAATGCCTGTTCAATGGTAAGTGCGACTTCGCCCGTCTTACTCCGAAACCTCATGGGCGGCCTCCTCAAAATGGATTCTCCCGCAGTTGTCATACCGCATCTGCTTGTCCTGTACGCCTCTCAGAATGATGTACGCCCGCCGGAGTTGGTCAATGTCGAAGTACCCGAAATGGCAATCCTCGATTGGTATTTCCATCTCATGGGCCAGCCAGCGGTAAAGGTCGTTGCGCTTCTTGTGGGCCTTTGGCTTTCCCTGCCAGAGCGGGTCAAAGAGAGCGTGACACATCTTTTTCCCTGTCCGCATCGGTTCGTCAGCCAACAGACCCAGGGCTTCCCGTGGGCGGGGCTTATGCGTCCCTACATAGGCCCCGCACTGCTCACAGAGGTAGCAATATCCGCTTCCGTACTCCCGTCCATAGACACGGGCATTAGAACCATAGGTCACACGCCCGCCGCAGATATTACAGCGGGTCGGATGGGTGTTTATCATGCTCGGCCTCCCTTCGCTGGCCCCAAGAGCAAAAATGTTCGTCTCCGTCGTGGTCTAAGTATGAGTGATGATGGATTTCGCATAGCATCCGCTTGCCAGTTTCCCATTCGTCGCAGATTTTGTAGTATATGCACTCCCGGCACCTGACCACAGGCACGGCGTCGATGGTGGGGGCATGACAAATCAAATTAAGAAAATTACGGTTACAGTTACGTTCAATGCCAGTTGCCCCTTTATATTGTTTCTCAACTTCGTCATAAATCATGTCAACATCAGCTAATCTCATGCCCGTCCTCCTCGTCCATGCGAGCGCCGCACGTTGGACAGTATGGCATATTCTCAAATGTTAGCGGCTGTGTTCCAGCACAAACAGAGCACCTAACTCTTGAAATGATTCCGCTTGCGATTGAAACCTTTTCCCATCTCCCATGCCTCACCTCCGCAACGTCGGCGGCGGGGAGGGCATCTATCGCTTTCCGTGCTACAGCAAGACCAATATTTTCAGGGGATAATTCTCCTGGAAAATCAACCAAAACGGCAAATGCCATTGCCCTTTCAATGTACTCCTTCATTCCTTTTCCCTCCGTAGTGCGGCCTCGGCCTCTTGCTCTTTCAGCAACGTGTCTCGCCGTTCCAATTCTGCGGCCTGCTGGGCAATCAGTTTTGATTTTTGTTCCAGCTCGGCCCGCAGCTTCTCGTTTTCGGCCAGCAGGGCGGTGAAGGCGTCGGCGGCTTCATCGTACAG